CTTATGAGGAAGTAACAAATGACTCAAGACCTATACAAACAAAAGAAGTCCTTGGAGTTAGATTGGGAGCAGGAGTATAACGAATCAGGTAGATATACTCTTAACATGGTGAAGATTGACGACAAAATCAAAGAGATTGTTACTGCAATCAAACTAGAAGAAGCAAGAGTTGCTCATCGTGTAAATAAGATTGAAGAAGCCGCTCCTTCAGTAAACATAGCTAGCTAGGGCTAACAAAAATCATACAAATACTACAGGATCACTTGCGCCAAATTTAAAATTGGGGTATAGATAAAGTACTATACATTTTTAAATTGAATACTGACGAGTATAGTCGACGACCTAGAGACAGTATTCACATAATCTAGGAGGATTATATCATGGCAACAACACGTTTTAGAGGCCCAGTTCTGCAAGGTAAATTTAACGAAGCAGGTTTAACTGGTTTTAATCTAAATGAAAAGACAGCAGCGTATGCAGTCGTTATCGGAGATAGCGGTTCTACGTTTACTTGTCCTAAAAACGCAGCTACAGCTGGAGCATCGGTGACTTTCACCCTGCCTGCAGTAGCGGCTAACGAAGGTTCTGTTTTTACATTTGTAAACACAGGTGCTGACGGGGCAAACCAAGTAGTAGTAACTGGCGCAGCCGGTGAATTTATTACTTACAAAGGTGTCGTAGCGCAAATCACTTTAACAAATACATTAGCTACTTCTAAAGTAGGTGACTTTTGTAAAATTGGTGGTAATGCAGCTGGAACAGCTTGGCAAGTTTTAGATATCCAAGGTACTTGGGCATAATAAACTTTGTGAGCTCCTTCGGGAGCTCACTTTAATAAGGAATATAAATGAGCACATATCCAGTAGATATAAAAGGAAAGCAGTTAACAGCAACAGGTACAATCTTTGCAGGACCAGCTAGAATTCTTGGTATTTCATATGTTGGAAGCGCAGGAGCAGGAACAATTGAATTGTTAGACGATGCAACAAGTTTAGTTACAATTGATACCGGCACAGGAGCAGAATATATGCAGTTTCCTGGTACAGGTTTTAGATGTACAACAAGTGCAAAAGCAACGTTAACTACGGTTGATAAAGTAACATTCTATTTTGGTTAGGAGGTAATCAGTGGCTAACACGACTTCCGATACTTACAAATTTGGAAAAGAATTTACTATTGCAGATATTATAGAAGAAGCTTTTGAAAGAGTAGGTTTCCCTAATGTATCGGGTTACGAATTAAGAGCTGCAAGAAGATCTTTAAATATTCTTTTTCAAGAATGGGGTAATAGAGGAATTCATTATTGGGAAGTAGGAAGCACAAATCTTTCTTTAGTAGAAGGACAAGATGTTTATACTTTCTTTAGAGAACCATCAGATGGAAGTTCTAATGGTGTGACTACAACTCTAGCCGCAGCGATTTCATCCACAACTCAAACAACAGGAATTACATTAACAGCAAGTACAGGAATGCCTTCTAAAGGTGTTCTTCAAGTTGGAAGTGAAAATATAAGATACACTTCTATTTCTGGATCAGAAGTTTTAGGTGGCGTGATCCGTGGTGCGAATAGCACGACTGCTGCTACTCATTCTGATGGTGCAGCGGTAACTCAAATTGAATTAGGAATGAGTGACATTGCAGAAGTTTATTTAAGAACTAATTTAGGATCAACGAATCAATCTGATTCTCCTTTAGGTAAAGTAGATAGATCCACATATGGTGGTTATGCTAATAAATTATCCAAAGGAACACCTTCTAATGTATGGGTCCAAAGATTCATAGATAGAGTAACATTAAACGTTTATCCAACAGCTGATTCATCAAACGCTTCTAAATCAATACAATTATTTTATATTAAAAGAATTCAAGATGCAGGAACTTATTCTAATGCAACTGATGTACCTTTTCGTTTTATTCCTTGTATGGTAGCAGGTTTAGCTTATTATCTATCACAAAAGTATAGAATGGAAAAAACACAAGCATTTAAATTATTATACGAAGATGAATTAGCAAGAGCATTACAAGAGGATGGGTCGGCTACAAGTACATACGTTACACCTAAAGCTTATTACCCAGCAATAACATAATGGCAAATTACGCATCAGGAAGAAAAGCATTAGCAATATCAGATCGATCTGGTTTACAGTTTCCTTGGAATGAAATGTTAACTGAATGGAATGGTTCGTTTGTGCATTATTCTGAATATGAAAGTAAACAACCACAACTTACACCTCTTCCTTTGAAGGCAGATGCTATGGCTTTATATAAAGTAAGACCGGCTAGAAAAGCTTTTTCAACACCAACGATTTTACCTAACAATCCTTTTACCATGGCAAATGGTTCAACAACGGTTACGATTACTCAACCTAATCATAATTTTAAAACAGGGGATGCAGTTAGATTTAGAGAAATTCCACAACAAGTAATTGGAGGAGTTTCTATTTCTACATTAGAATTAAATAATTCTTTAAATGGAGCTATTACAGCAACTGATACTTCTATCACTTTAAATGATGCTAGTGCTTTTCCAACATCAGGATATATTTATGTACAAACTAAACCTACTGCTGAACAAACTAGAGCAGGAGAAAACATTTTTACTTTAAGCGAAGTTATTAGATATACATCAAAGGTAGGAAATGTATTATCAGGATTAACTCGAGGAACTTCAGCGCCCACTTATGGCGTTTCTCCAGAATCAACAACAGCAAGAACTCATAATAATGCAGATATAGTATTTGGTTCTTATAGTATTACTATTTTAAATATTACTGTTCCTAATCCAGGAATGCCTTCAACTAAAGTAGTGAGCAATCAATATACTATTGCCTTAACAGCAGCCGCTTCTTCAAATGAAGAAGGTGGGGGATTCCCCTCTTTTGCTGGACCAGTAGGAGATAGACCATAATGCCTTTAAAATTATTAGCAAAAAAAGGATTAGGACTACTTGGTAAGCGTGGAAGAAATACTTCGCCAGCCAGACAAGAAAAAATTAATAAGACACGTGCAAAAGCAATTGGTGTTGCTGCAGCAGGAGCTGGAATTGTAGCAGCAGGTGTTAAAAAAGTTAAAAATATAATAGAAAAAGATTACGGTAAAAAATAATGGCATATACATACGCAAATTTAAAAACAGATTTAAGAAGCTACACAGAAGTTGATAGTACGGTATTAACAGATGCTATTTCTAATACTATTACTAAAAATGCTGAAAATAGAATTTATAGAGAAGCAGATAATGACGACAATAGATTTTATGCTACTTCTAATTTAACGATTGGTAATAGATTTGTAACTATTCCCGCTGATTTAAGAATTATTAGATATGCACAACTTACTAATGACAATGTGACCCCTAATGTTCACACTTTTTTAGAGAAAAAAGACACTTCTTTTATGACAGAATATTATGATACCCCTTCTACAGCATCAGGATTACCTAAATACTATGCTAATTGGGATGCTCAATTTTGGGTAGTATCTCCTACACCAGATAGAGCTTATGAAATAACACTTGCTTATATCAAGCAACCGGCTACTATAACCGCTTCGGACTCTACAAGTACATATTTAAGTAACAAATATCAGGATTTACTTTTGTATGCAGTTCTGTTAGAAGCATATGGATACTTGAAAGGGCCGAAAAATATGATAGACTATTATCAACAGTCGTATCAACAGGCTCTACAATCGTACGCGATCGAACAACAAGGTCGTAGACGCAGGGACGAATACCAGGATGGAGTCATTCGAACACCTCTTAAATCAGAACCACCAACACAGGATTAGGAATAAAATATGGCAAACATAATACCAGACAGTTTTAAATCATCTCTTCTAGCAGGAACTCATGATTTTTTATATGGAGTGAGTACAGATACTTATAAATTTGCTTTATATACAGATATTAGTGGATACAGCACCGCATCAACAGTTTATCAAACCGGTAGTGAAGTAAGTTCATCAGGAACTAATTACGTAACCGGAGGAAATGATTTAGCATTAGATACTTTAAGTGGAAGCGTACCTGGATCTAATACAGCTATTGTAG